GTAATCAGTCGATGCAGCCTTTACATCAGTTAAATCATCAACAAAAACAGCTATTCTTCGACCGTTACATACAAATGAGTGAGGCATTAGGTGCTAAGTGTAACATCCCCTTTGCTGGCCAGTATATATTAGGTGGTAAGCTATCACACCTGAATAAATACCGTGGCGTGGCAGATGCAACAGATGTATATGACTTTGATCCTGAAGCTATTGTACTAGAAGAAGGCGCAAGTATTGACACTAAAACACTGAGGGAAACAAGAGCAAGGATAGACGCATACAACGTTAAGGATATGGAAGCTTATGCATCTAGTATTATTGAACCAATGAAATACATGAACGACTTCAAGTATTTGTGTGCGGATCAGGTTCCTTGGGGTAGGCTGTTACCTAAAGCTGCTGAGAATGCTTTTGCTAAAAGTGAATATAAAGGTGAAAGATATTATGTAATTATTAAATTCTGGGATAAATATTATGTTTGTAGTTTAACGACCAATAGGGCTGTTTTTGTTGATGATTTAACTGATGTAAAGGCTGCATCGACTGATTACTCACTAATAGAAATAGACTACCGTTACCTATTTGGCCTTATAACAGGTATATACCACTGGAACAACGCAGAAGTAGGTAGCCAATATATGACAACACGTGTACCTGATGTGTATAACCGTAGTGTGCAGAGATTTCTTAACTTCTTTGTGGTGTGATTATGGATGATGTCACAGTTTCGATTATATTGATGTTTCTAGGGATTATACCGGTGATAGCTTTGATGATTTATTTCTGTCATAAATATGCAGAGAGAGTGCTCATTGCCTTTGGAATAAGTACTTCCATTTTGGTTATGTATCTAGCTGCTATAACGTTATGGAAATAGCAATTATGAAACTAGAACTTAGAAAAGCAACAATCCAAGATTGTAAGGATATCTACAGATGGCGAACAGATCCTATAAATAGTCAAGGGTCTTTCACTGGTGGTAGCTTTACGTATAACGACCATATGATTTGGTTTGATGGTTATCTGGAAGATACCGAGAGCTTAATGTTAATTGCTGGCTTTGACGGCAAGTCTTGTTGCGTACTGCGCTTCGATGGTGATATGGAACAAAAAGACAGTATCGATATACATGGTGCCGGGCTTCCATGGCTTCGGACTAGGACTACAATGCTTGTTATTGGGTGAGCGTTACTTAATAGAAGAGTTAAAAGGATTGCGGTGTAATCTAATTGCCGAAATAATGACAGACAATAGAGCATCAGTTAAACTGTTTTCACGAGCCGGATATATCTATTCAATGGCGGATTGGTATAAGGTTATTTAACAAATCCCCATCTTCTTAGGATACACAATAGCCTTATGACCATGTAGATTAATAGGCTTGGCAAATGTATAGGTAAGAGCATCAGCTAAATCAGGTGAAGGTCTACCATCTTTCTTTATGTCATCTTTGGATTCCATCAATAAAGCACCGCGAGAGTTAGTTTTATATCCAACACTTACCAACTGGTTAAGTAATTGAGGGTTGTCCGGTAATATAGCCGGCGAATCTTCCAGCCATTCTTTAGTTCTATGCCACATCTCTGACCTTAGATTATGGTATCTGTCTTTGTTAGTAGCTGCTTCTGATGCTGATACGCATTGCACTTTACTTGAATAGCCCATTTCTATGAGTCTGTCATACACACCAGCTCCTACTCCGATCTTGTCAACAAACACATAATCAATAGGACGCTCCCTTATTAGGTTAACTGTTTCACCCACCACTTCCATTGTACTATTGGTTTGTAACGTCCAGATCTTCTCAACAGTGCGGCCACGTCTCAAACAGAATCCAGTCTTGTCTTTACCGGAGCCGGAAGGGTCTACTCCTAAGATTAAAGGTCCGTATGGTTCTACAAAGTCTTTATGGTTCATTGCCTTTTTAATACCCACCACATCTAAGTAACAATCGTATGACGTTGCAATGAAAGCTTCTTCTGGGTCACATGGATATTCTTGTTTGAATTTTATTGCACCATCTATGCCTGTGTCATGCAAGTCTCGTATTTTATAACGTCGCCAATTAAGCTGCTCTTTAGTTAATCCGTATAACTCAACAAGCTCTTTTTCTTCATCGAACACATGGAAGTTATGATCTATTGGTCTGGAATATTCTGATTGCCAAAACCAAGGAATAAATATTAACTCATAGTCGCTATCAGGCTCTAATGAATCTTTATATTTAGTGTAAAAGAAGTTGCCTAAGCCATTCGCAGTACTTTCAAAGATTATGGAACTGCCTTTAACATCGGGAATAGCTTGTAATATTCCGGCTGCGTGTTCAGCAGCATGTTGCCAGAAGGCAGCCTCACTACCATGGAATAATTGAATAGTCTGTGAGCGCCCTACTACTTTGTTACCGGCCGTACCTATTTTATAACCAGACTCCAACCCCTCAAAGAGTAGGGATGTTCTGCTATCCTCTTTGGTTTGTAAGAAATCCTTTAAAGGATAATGGTCATAAAAACGCTTAGTCATTCCGAATAGATTGTCAGTAGCGTCTTTCTCATGTGTAAGTATATAAGTTCGTATGCCTTTTCTAAAGATAGTTTGCCAGAAGTATAAGCCTTGGATAACAGTTGATAGACCTTGTTGCCGCCCCTTAACAACTATCATCCTGGTTTTACCAGTCTTGTTGAGTTGTTTTTGTATCCTCTCGTAAAAATAGATTTGTGCCTTATTTAACACGAAGGATTTTATGTCGCCTTCTTTAGTTCTAATCTTCAAACATTTCTTAGCAAAATAGGGAAAGTCATCTCGTAATCTCTTTAGCATACAGCCTCCTAAATTTTATGCTTGCAAAACAATAACATATTTGTCATAATAATTGAATTAGAAAATATCAACGTATTGAGGAGGCGCTTTACGTGTGATTTGTATTAAGGGATGATATGCCTCATATTGACGACGACACTTTAATAAGTATCATCGAGTCAAAGACCGAAAACGCGCGCTCTATGATGGAACGCATCCGTAATGAGAGGGAAAACTCCCTTGATCTCTACAATCAAGAATTATATGGCAATGAAAGAGCAGGCTTCTCACAGTTTGTCACATCAGAGGTACGCGATACAATAGAATGGCTACTACCACAATTGGTAGAAATGTTTATATCCGGCGATAATCCTGTTATCTTCCGGCCTGAGAATGATAAAGACATAGCAGGTACTAAACAAGAATCTGAATATGTACGTTATGTTTATAATCGCCAGAACAATGGATTCCTGAATACATATACCTGGTTCAAAGATGCACTAACTCAGAAGAACGGGATAGTGAAGGCCTTCTGGGATGAGAATATTCAGGAAACTAAAGAAGAATACCAAAAGCAAAGCTTCGGGGAACTATTACAAATAGCTGAAGATGAAGAGCTACAGATTACTTCTATCACTATGAAGATAGGGGACAAGTCTAAAAGTACATTCAAAACAGTTGAAGCTTTAAATACCAGTATAGAATCTGGCAAGACACCAATCATTGATGAAAGAGGTCAGTTACTAGATATCACATTTGATGTTGAGGCAGACCGTTCACTTAGTCTATCACAAGTAAGGGTTCAGCCAGTTGCACCTGAGAACTTCTGGGTAGACCCGACACATCCTACACTTGATTTACAAGAGGTACAGTTTTGTCGTGAAGATATACCCAACGTGACTGAAAGCGATTTACTAGTTGAGGGGTTTGATCCTGACGTCATAGCAAGTATACCAACAGGTGAGATTGAGTTTAGAGATTCAGAACAAACAGAAAGATATAGAAAAGAAGGCGGCTTGTTAAGCGAATCGGTTGGACTAGACCAAGAAGAGAATCGTGTCATTAAAGTATCAGATGTTTATATCAAAATAGATATGGATGGCGATGGCATAGCAGAACTCAGGCAGATTAAACTAGGTGGCGACCGTACGATATTGTCCAATGAAGAAGTAGACGCAATTCCTTACTTCATGGTTACTCCTAATATTATGACACATAAAGTATTCGGTATGTCCATTGCTGATATGATAGCTGATCTACAGTTACTCTCTTCTACGATAATGAGACAAACACTTGATAGCCTCTACCTGTCGAATAACCCAAGGCATGCAGTGTTAAGGGGTCATGTTGAGCTTGATGACTTAATGACAAGCCAGGTTGGTGGTATTGTAAGAATAGACACACCTGGTGCTATTGAACCTTTAACTACT